GTTGACCCGGAGTGGCTCTCTAGGAACCTGACGCTTGTTACCTTGGTAGGTTTGCAGTGTTCATTTGTCTTATTTGTTTTCCTCCTTTGTCTGGGACTATAGTCTGTGTGCAGTGAGGTCGGTGGTTGGCTCTTGGTCATTGCGCACCTTTAGGCTTTGAGGTTTTTTGTTAATTGTTTCTCTCAAATCTTGCACCTAGTTTACTGACTTACACCTAGCCCGACTATCAAACCCTCCTGAATAAGTGAAATTAGGGCTCGAATCCTCTTTCGTGGAGCATGATTCAGGAGTAGCTCTTCAATAAGGTCGGCCGCGTTTTCCCATTCGCTGGGCATGAACGACCACAGTGATCGGCATTTGGACAGCTCCAGTGGAACGTCTGTATCATGGAAATCCCCGGTCAGTGTTAAAAAATACTCCTGTAGAGAGAGTGATTCAGTCCGTGACACATTAACCAGGTCTCTCTTAACTTTTGCACAATCGAGGTTGTGATCCTTACCTACAGCTCCATAGAGACCGAGAGGTGCCGCAGACCCGCCGAGTATAAACTCTAAACCATCATAGGTTGGAGTCTCCCATATGTGATCTCCAGTCTCACGGTAACTGTAAAAGGACCCAAGAAGAGTCGACTGGTCTTCCTTGTTTATTAACACCTTGCAGAATGTTGGGACCCCTGTGGAGGCCAATCGTTGGCGGCATGACAGTCTGGCGACCGTCGGAACTGAGTCAACATCGATGATCACGAGATCATACGCGCCGAGGACACACTCCTTTTCAAGTACCTCTACTACGCTTGAATTCACCATATCACCGCCATGGGTCCAACTAACTGGGTGTAAGGTAAACTCTCCGTGGCAATAGGGTGGACGGTAATCTACCATCCCTTGCCCCTGCTTGGCCAGAACCGTCCCCAGGTCAACCCCGGTAATAGACCACAGGGGGTCAAATGCAGGGACCATACGACCATCGCCAATGCCTATTACAAGGACATTCTTTGTATGTCTCCCAACAAGTGATGTGATGGGGCTCCATCTCATAGCAGATTCCAGATACCGGTCGTGTCTTTGTATAAAGGATCGTACCAATTCGGACACTGGGATTACGGGGGTTGAATACTGTATTTTCTGTGATCCCCCAATTAGATTGCTACTATTCCAGCTTGGTGGTAAAGCAAACCTGTAGGTGCATGGCTCACCCAGTTTTTTTCTCCTCTGGGGCTCTTTGACGCAATTCCCTGAGTACCTCCTCAGGAGATGAGTTGCATACTCCGACGCGATCGAGCAGTCCCGCAGCACGTATCAGAGAGAAAAGGAGCCTAACCCGTGTAGGTTCATCAGACTGTGTTGACAATATGCTTCGGGTCACGTAAATCACCTCTTTTGCTGCTGTAACGGCCGCCTGAGATGGGTCTAACAGGAGTAGAATTGATTCGTTCCCGAGTAGAGCAACTAAGCCCTTTGATATACTCGAGGATCCACGGAGGAATACTTGTATATCAATTGGGTTGTCATAAGAGAGTGCCTGCTCTCGAACCAGGGTCATAAGCATCGGCATGGCACGGATGGCATCTGGCTGGCCCAATCCAACCCCTGGGATGGGTCCATCATCTGGATAAACCAACTCCCTGAAACTCCCATAGAGTGAGGGGATTACCCTGCGAACTTCAGTGTTGATCAGTTTTGTCAGAATTTTACGACAGGACCCAGGCCTTGACACAGATAAAAGGGCAGCTCCATACGACACTTTCAAGCGTATTGCTGTTGACAAGCATGAGCAAAACACACCATAGGATAGTTTACGTAACTCTGGAAGATCAGCAATTCTTCGGTAGGAGGGTTCTCCTAGCGTATGTCCAAATCTGTTCAAAACCGGAATCCGACCACTTAAGTGGGACAGTAACAAATTGATCAAAGCTGCATCCGTATCCCCTGCCATGTGGGGCATCCGGGTCAATATATCGTGATCTGCGAATTTAGCAGAGGTCCGTGTGTTTGATGACACAACAACCTCAGTTGCCATCAAATAGTAGGATGTCGCAATGGGAAAATTGACTGTCATTTTAGATTCACTTTCAATGATGTGGTCAAATACCGGATCCATTCTGCCTATATCAACCTGGAGAACTAATCCAAAGGGAGCCCGCTTTGGACGGTCATAGCACCACCAAGCCATTAATCCTTGAAGACAGGTCACTGCCTCAGTGAAATCAAATGGATAATCAGTCTGACCAAGCTCTCCTGCATGATTTGTAGAAACAACAAGGTTGGTTGGGAAGTTTGTTGATATATTGACAAATGATCCAGGAGGATCACTGCTCGTTCTGTATCGGTGACCATCAGTGCCACCAAATCGTGTCCGTAGGAAGTTCCTCAGAAGCACAAGATCAACCGTGGTTCTCGATTGGGCAAGTTTTTCAAGCTCATCCCATGCAGTTGAGCCTGGCAAGGTCATCATATTCTGAATCATAAGGATTTTAAGGACATCTCGCAGTGGTGGGGAAGAATCAACAGGGCGAACCCATTTTCCAACTGCCTTATCGCTAGTTCTGTTTCCGAGGAAAGGGGTGTAAGGGCCCCTCGTTGTCGGGCACTTCTCCGAGTCAGTAACAGGACTGATACAGACAACCTCACCTTCTCCACTCAGGTCTTGGTAACCCTGTGGAAGGGTCACCATTTTCCCAGACGACAGCGGGTGGAGGTTGGTTACCCCGTGTAAATCACCTACTCCCCAAGCCTTTCTAAGTTTTTGCAACATATGGAAACTATTCACTGGGTTATGGATACTCATAATCTCTTTATTGATCTTGAATACTAACATACACCTTCGAATCGCGTGCCGGATATATGCAAGATCTGAGTTGATTGAGATCCGGGCTAGGTTCGTGCCAGCCTGTTTAGTGAGGTTGAGGAGGGTTCGGGTATTGGTGAACCTCTTGGTGAGCCCATCAAGAACACCAATTGGAGAACACTTGTAGAGATCGTGACCGACTTTGGGGTAAAAGGGTTGGAATGACCCTATCCAGTGAAACAGTGACCCGCGTATATCTTCATTTGCTATTGTCTTTAGTTCAACCAAATCCCTATTTTTGACAAGATCTAACAAGACTGGTGTCACCTCAGATGCAACAACTGTAGACGGTGGAGATGGGGTGTCGAACGGGAGTGAGTATGGGTCAAGGATTAAGCCACGTGGCTCTGGTGTTTTCTTGAAGAACCAACCCTTCTCTAGACATGACAGGTACTCTTTGACACCAGGTACACCCTTCAGGAACAACAGCCCGGCCAGGCTCGAAGCAAGCGGATCCGAGTGGCCTCTGTAAAGAAACTCTAGAGGAGAGGAGATTGGTAACCCTCCTAAATTTCCGGGGATTGTGCACAGAAGGTCAAGGACAACTTGTTCTACCTTGGCTCTCCTCCTGATAGCAGCCGTAACTCGTCACGAAGCATAGTTTTATGGAACATTGAGCGGTTAATTCCGCGCCGGATTGTTAAGCTCTCTATGAACTTACATAAAGCTAAACAAGGTATAGAAACATTACTCTTCTCCGTAGCAGCTGTTCCCCCTGAAGCCACTGTAGCCACCATCTCATACGTGCTAGGTGAGTCTGAGGTCGTAGTAGGAAATATTCGGGAGATGAACTTGGGAAGCGATGGTATGTATACCCCGTCAATGTATATCTCCTTCCCGTACGAGAAGAAACTAGTTGAGCAGATACACTCTTCCGGTTTGATTTCGTGTCCGACCTGTGCTGCAGTGACGTTTAGCCTGTGCAGGATCTCGTGCTCAAGTTTCCGGATATAGGCTTGGATGTCCTCTTGTTCGACCCCATCAGGGATATAGATTGAGAACGTGTACACCTGGTTGTCGCCCTGACCACTCTGGATGAATGGTATTCCTAGGTCCCATATTGCTTGGTGTCCGAGTGCACTTGTGCAACAGGTCCATACCCCCTGGGTAATCCCCTCAAAACCTCTATTGTGTCTCGACCAGGCACTATCAAGATACATCTCACCGTTCATGACAGCCTCACGTGTTCTCTTACTCAAACCTTCAGGCGGGTAGTCCCCACTATCCAAAACGACCAAACACTCGTCAAAGAAGTTGTGTGCAGTCGTATATATCCTCTCTTGACCATATATCTGGTTTAGTCGGTTCCCCACTGGGTCATTGTTCTCGGCACAGAAGTGGAGGTTCCATGAACTGTAATCTATCTCAACTGTTAAGCGTACCCACCTGTCACTGTTCGGCTTAGTTAAGGCCAGGAATCTATTGAGAAGCTCCTGTCTGTTAAGGGTCATGGTCTGTTCATCAATGTACTTAAACACTCCTTCTTTGAGGTTCTTCTCCGATAGAACAAAGAAAGATCTCATTTCCAGTACCATCTTGGCAAACATTCGAGGGTCAAGCTTCATCTCTCTCTCTTTTGGACTAACAGAAACTATCTTCCAATCAAAGGGAATATCTCCAGCTTGGACACGCTTGACAATCTCTGACATATCCAGTTTCTCCTTTACAAGTAACTGCTCGAGTACCCTTTTAGATCCAGTAGGCTTTGGAGGATTGTAGTCCAGTTTACCAAACCAAGGTGCATCAAATTCAGATCTGGGGTTAGACAGTGCTTTATCAGAAATAAGATCAAGAATGTCTGCTCCCATGTCAAATGCTATATGGGGTTTGAAAGTTGCCCACTCCCAATCCTCCGGATCGTATTGGGTGAATCCAAACGCAAGGGTGGGATGCTGTTTCCGGTAGAGTTCTTCGAGACGACTGACCCTCCCTCCAGGGATTGGGGTGAACTCAATTGGGGGCCACTCGGATTTCTTGGCTAAGTATCCTTTAGTGTAGAGGTGACAAAAGCTATGACCAAGGGATTGACAGGCGGCATATTCTAACTTGTCTGGTGCATGTACAATCGACTGGACTTTCTTACAACCAGTCCTCGGGTTAACATATGGATGGCCAAGTAACTTCAAGAAGCCAAATACCTCTGCCTGCTGCTCGAGAGTACGAAGAGAGAGTAGGAATGACCACAATTCGGAGATTAAGTGGTCACTTCCAAGAGCCTGTTCCCTCAACTTGTACTTGTTGACCATCTCAAATGCTTGACCTTTTGCATCTAACCACTTTTCCACTGAGGACACCATTCTGACCTTTGCTAGTGCCTCAACCCCCTTGATTAGTTCATAACCTAGGTTACCATGACGGGTCAGTACCCTGTTCCCC